GCATCTGCTTCACTGACAGTATTGCTTACCCAATCTTGTAAAGCACAATTAAACAATACTCTACTATCATTTAGTATTTTGTAGTATTCATGCTTTTGTAAGTTCTCATGTATTTCTAGTATACCACGTGATTGTAATTCTCTTGCACGTGTGATATACTTTTCATTGTTGCTTCTAAGCGGACCACCTTGTAGTATTGCAAATGTCTGTTGCTTTGGATGTTGAGCACTGTAACGTTCTACTAGATCCATAAAGAAGTCTGGTTGCTTCTCTTGATCAAACCTAGCACTAAACACAATCCTGTTAGCACGTTCATGGAAAGGCTTTATCCGTTCGCCCAACCTTTCCTGAACTTCTTGCTTGCCAAATGCCAGGCCTGAGATATTGTATATAGGTGACTCCCAACCAGCAATCTTCATGTGTGCTACCATTTCTTCATTGGTAGCCAAGACTGTGGCAAACTCACATACCATTTTCTCATATAGGCTCATCCATTTGGACATGCCCCAAACATGTACGAAATCATCTGGATCAATTGCTTGGGCAAGACAGCGTACATACACTTGGGGTCTTTGGTTATCTGGAATCTGATCCATAATATATGGCAGACTCTCAATACCTGGTTGAAACATATCTTCAAAGTAAATTACATCTTCTCCAGTACATTCGCCGTTACGCATCATCTGTACTAGATTCATTATTTGACTCATACCAAAGTAACTTCTTCCATGTGCATCTAACACTTGTCCAACACTAATACTTTTTGTATCATCTATAGTTGTGCCAGGCACATATACAACATCAAGTCCTCTACGATCAAATACACGTCGATTCCATTCAGTTAGTTGTAGTGTATAACGAGCTTCATAAGATTCAAGACCCATGTAGAAAAGTTTACGCATGTTTACTCCTTCAAAATATGCTTTATTGTATTACAAATATATGAATATGTCAAGTATTTAGGTTGCCGAACTGATCATGATTAATATCATTACATAGAAAAAAGCAAATACAAAAACTGGTTTTGCATTTTCCATACGTTTATCAGTATGCGGTTGAGTCTTTACATAATGGTCGCCCATGTAGTCACGATCCCAAGCATCTCGCCTTGTATCTTGTTTACGTTGGTCTGTGTGTATTGATCTTGGATCTACTTTCAAAAGTCTACATCTCTTCCGTTTATGTTATATGTGCCATGAGTGAAACCTGCATCCATCTTTTCAACTTCAGTCATGTTGTCACTGTTGATCCTACGATTAGGATCCTTTTTCATTTGTGTTAGGCGGTCTTTTGCATTGTCTTTGCCACATACAGAGCACTCGCCTGAAACACCACCGCAACTGCCTTTTACACGTCGGCCTTTTAGGAGGCCGATACTCATGCCCGCCACTATAAATAATAAGATTACCAAGCATATTAAAAATGTCTCCATACTAATAACTTATGCAACAACCATTCTCTCCATCTTCACTGACTTCAATTGTTACTGCCCTACCTGGGTATTTAGCGGCCACTTCGGTATAGACATCATCCGCCATCATTTCACAACTTTTGTAATCTAAGTTAAGAATGTCTTCCTTGTACAAGTTTTCTAACCAACGTTTGAACTGTATAAACTCAATGTCTCTGTCATTGTGGAATACCGCTATTGCTACACGAAAGTGAAAGATGTGTCTATGAGGATAGCCTAAAAAACTTACATCATACTCATCACCAGTTGCTAGTTTAGGATCATCTAGTGCGGCAGGATACTTGTGGATACCTTCTTTTTTAAATGTAACCCATATCTGTCTAGTTGCTTTGTCTTTAGCAGATTCAACTGCTTCACGGTCTGCTTGTATCATTTTATTACCTCATCTTTTGCATAATCTGTCCAAGGAGTAAACTTTCTCCTGTCCATAAGTTTGTGTAAACTGTGTGTCCATACACCAGGATTTGTTGCATCGAAATCAATGTCATCAATCTTTAACATTGTGTTGTAATTCCAGTGTTTGATAAAAGGAATACCAACTCTCAACTGTGGAATAAAAGTATTGTATTCGCAGTAACCTTCTTCATGAAAGTGCTCAAACTGCGATACAGGAATATCTAGTGTACACCATACGTTATCTTTAAGAAACGGCGTGATCATAAATGTCCATTCATAATGTTCATCATCATCTTTAGGATCATATGTATGGTTAGCACCAAAGAATATGTGTGTACAACTGTGCTTTTCATATGCTTCTTTAATACCAACTACATCTTGTATGCCAACAACAAACAGTGTCTTCATACCAAACGCAGGAGTGTGTTCAACTTCGGTGCCTATAAACCATTGTACGTTTTCGTGATCAGGTCTTTCCATTGTTTGCCTTTTTCTGTTTATTATACAACAATCTGTGCTTGATGTCAATCAAATAATGCATTAAACTGACTTGCACTGTTTACTATCTTCTTACCAGTAAAACCTCTCGTGCCCTTGATACTATCCCAAAACTTACTATTGTCTTCGATAATTTGCATACTTTTATTATAGTCTTTAGCTTCAAAGACTCTTTCAACAACATCACGGAACAACACACGTTCAAATGTTTCGTGTACTAGCATTCCAGGAAGTATACCTTCATCATATCTGACATTAGCATCTTGTACTGCTCTAATGTGTTGCCATACATTGTGTCCCATAAGCAATGCATAACTAAAACTATCCCAACTTGTTTTACCTTCTTTACCAATCTTATTTAGGTCGCCGGGTGCATAGTGGCAAACATCTCCAATAGTAAGTCTCGAACTTATCGGCGAGTCTTCAAATTTTTCATGTATACCATCACGTAGTACAACATCACGATAACTGTCTGTGCCATGTGCATACTTCTTATCATCAGCAGTGGCTTCCATCATGTAACTCCACTTACCTCTATCTTCAGTACGCAGGTTGGTATACACTTGTCCGTTAGCAGTTGCAAGGAATGGCGATGCACAATCAAAACTAATAGTAAAGTTTGCATTAGCATGACGACGTACACTACGTTGCACATCAGTTAATAAACATGCCCACTCTAGTTTGCTAGTGCCTAAAAAGTGCATCCAGTCATGTTGCCCTTTTTCCAACAAGCCTTCATGTATAAGTGTAACCAAACGTTTCAATACCAAGTGTACATCACACATGTTCTGTCCACCCATACCCCAACCATCAAATGGTTTGTCATATTTGTCTGAACAAAACTTCTTCATAGTATCGTACCATGAGTCTGCTTCTGTGTGGTTACTACCTTGTAGCACGTTTAGTATTTTTAGATCGCCGCCTCTACTTGCCATCCAAAATTCATTGTTGAACAGTGTAGCATCAACTGCATCTTTATAACTTTTGATTCCGCATGCTTCACTTGCTTCTTTATCCAGGTAAGTCCATGTAGGAATATCCATTGTCATACCATGTGTTGCTATGCCCATCTGCCATGCAATAACCTGTTCACGTTTCTTTTCGCAGGCCTTGTCTTTAGGGTCAGCCCATGCACCTGGCCACACACCTTTTGCAATCTGGAATCCACCTGAGTCAGCAAGCATAATGGTGTCTGCTTCTCTGTTACGCACCATGTCTTCTTTTGGCACTGTAACACTTAGGTCCATGTTGGCATGTCCAGCACTGTACAGACTGTACTTGTAAGGAAATAAACTTTCTTTACTGTTCAGCCAGTTCATAGCCTCCATGTTAGGAATACCTTTAGGCAACCTATCACCAATTATCTTGTTCTTGTCACCTGCAGGAAAACGTTCCTTGCCAATGTAACCAGCATAGAAACTGCTGATTGCAGGTAAGAATACTGCATAGTCTTTCTGTTTTAGTGTTAGGTTGTCCTGTTCGATCATCTATTTGCTTTGTGCCGGAAGTATATAATCATAAACTGCAATGCCTGAATCAACTGTAATCTTAGTTGCACCACTGTCGCTTATTCTCACAGTTTTATCTCCAGTTAAGTTCATAATTGCTATGAACTGTTGCACAGGCCAACTCCATGCTTTAGTAAGTTTACCACCAACGTCATGTTGGAACACAAAGTCACCTGCGTGTGTACTATGATCACCAAACAAGAACTTTAAATGTCCATCTTCTGTTTTGGTTTGAAATGTTGTTTCTTCAGCATTTGCCTGTGCTTGCATCTTCAATCTCATGATGCTTGCAGTAGTTGGTTCAAATTCAATATCCCAAGGCACATCTTTCATCTTTACGCCTTTGAGTTTTTCGTTAACAATTTCGCTAACCATGAACCTATAGTCGTTCTTAAAGTCACCAGAGGCGTTTTTAAAGTGTAAGCCTACTGGTGCTTGTTCACCATTGCGGTCTTGTCTCTTAACACTGATGTCTGCATTTTCTTTGTACTCGCCAATGTTAAGCAAGATCTTTAGTTTTGCTAAGTTGGGCATACCAAATGTACCAATATAGTCTGCAACAGGTGCGGCAAACTTTGCTTGTAACACAACACTCTTGTCTTCTGCAAGTCCATCTACTGATGTAGCAGTGTCTGTTCCTGTAACTTTAATTAGGTCAATACAACCTAAGTCATAGCTGTGTTCAACTAAGTCTAGTAGATAGTCTCTCATTTAATTTTCTCCTAAGTTTTTAATATGTCCCATTGTCTCTGATCGTCTAATAGTGGTACGTGTTCCAGGCTTTTTAATTTCTAACCAACTTATGCCCATATCTAATTCATCATAACCTTTATCAAAACTGTTTATTATTTCATAGCCAAGTTGGATACATGTATCCTTTACTAGTTTGCTTGTACTATAACAATAATACATTTCGTCAACTTTGTCAATGGCTTTTGGATAATCACAGTTATTATAGGTAAAAATTGCAACACCGCCAGGACGTAAAACTTGCATCATAGATTGCAGATATTTTTTTATAATCTTCATAGGGCGAAAATTGAACCAGTTAAGTGCAACAATTAAGCCAAGTTGATTGCGTGGCATCTCTTTTAGTATATCGTGTTCTTTTTCATCAATTGTGTAATATCGTAAACGTCTTTGATATGCTGGTTCTCGCCAGTTCCGTATTTGCCTAAACATATCATCACTTTCATCTATTAGATAGAGCGGATTGCAAGATACGAGAAGATTTGTGATGTCACCGTCGCCTGGAGCAAGTTGCAGTCCTGCATACTGTGAATCTACGTATATCCTAATTCGGTCTTGTAAAAGAGTGTTGAATTCTTCATTATACAAAATATTGTTAAAGATTTGCCGATCCATTTTCTCTTGTACAGAATCGTTCATTCGTATCGTGTATATTTCGTTGCTTTTTTCATAGTATGGTTCTTCTAGTGTTGTGGCTTGCTTATCAATCTCTTCTCTAAATGTATTTAGATCGAGTGACCAGTCCTCTAAAATATTCAGTACCTTTAGATGCTTTTGTAGCATGCTATCTTTGAGATCGTGTGCATCAAACTCATGCAAGTCTAAATCGTTTGAAACTTCACTTAGTCTACTATTGATATCTCTACGTAAGGTATCAAAGTCAATGCTTTCAACCATTTGTTTATATTTTACTAGATTACGAAGGCTGGTCATTATTCAAACTCAAATAGTGTGTTGAAAGTATTTGTGGTGTTTGTTTCACTTGCTAAGTCCCATTCAAGAACATGTAACAAGTTATCTATTTTTTGATCAACCACAGTTGCTTCCATAAGTGCATCATCAAAAGGCAGTTCTTTGAACCATTGTGGCAAGTGCATCTCATCTGTTGGATAGCCAATGCTGGTCCAGTTAAGTGGATTGGACTTTAGTTTGCAAACAATAGTTTTCATACCATCAATAATCTGCTGACTGTAGTTGTCTGAATTCATCTTCTTCATAGTATTCCAGTTCATACCTGCACGTACATGACCAGGCATGTTTGCACGACCTTCACGTTCTTCCTTCTTGCTATACATGGTTAGATTGTTTACACGTTTGGGTGAACCTTTTTCCCAAGCAGGCCTTTCCTTGAAGTCAAACTTGAATGCTTTTATCATCTCTATAATTTTTTCTCTGCCAGCACCAGCAAGAACTTCAACAAGCAATGTCATCAAAAAGTCTTGTATAACCTTTGGCGTATCACTACGTTTTAAGTCTAAGCCCATTGCTTTAATCTTGCCTTGCTTGCCTTCAATGTCTAGTCTCTTGCCTTCCAAGTCAAATATGTTTACTGCATAACGTTTCTTTGTTATAAACAATCCTCTATCTGCAATAAGTTCTCTACCGCCTTTGATAATAAGCCCGTTGTCTCTTGGTACATGAAATGCCTGTTCCATAAATCTTGGCCAACTATCGTTCAGTTGATCACTTATAGCATCATACAGTTGTATACAGATTTCCTTGTTCCATTCCATAGTACCAGCATCTATGTCTTTCTTCAGTATTGGATATGCACTAAAGTACACACTATCTGTGTCGCCATATATTACTGCATCACCAACATGATCATACTTGCCAGTTATGGTTTCATTAACAAAAGCATCCATATGATGTGCAACTGCTCTGCCTGTAAGTGTTGTGCTTTGTCCAATACGTTTGTCAAAGAATCTACAACCTGGATTGAGAATAGCACCATACAAACTGTTTAAGTTAATTTTCTTAACAAGTTGTCGCTTGTCCAAAAACTCTCGTTCATCCGGGTCAGTAGAAGCTCTTAGTTTCTTTTGTATTTCTTGACGTTCTCTATACCAACGTGCAAGTAAGCCAGGTACAACACCTTCTTTTTCATAAGTGAATATAGTACCATTGGCACTTAGTATCCACGGCTGATTGCTATCAAATATCAGTTTCCATAGCTCAGCAGCACTGTGTACACTTTCTTCGCCGTTCTCCCAATCCACTGTAATTTCTGTGCCACGTTCTTGTTTCATAACAGCAGTGTATTCTAGTGAACCAAACAAACCCTCCCAAGCCATTGCAAAACTTGCTTTATTATTCATTTTGTTTTTGATATAGTTTTCTGTCATTATAGGACGCAGTTGTCCAACAATGGTTTCTGGTGCCATATTCAATGCTCTAATAGCTGATGGATACAAACTGTTGATATCAATAGCACCAACATATTCGTGTATGCCTTTCTTAGGATATGCAACATATGCACCAGCTGCCGCAGTATCATCATCTGTTAGACGTTGTTGTCTATTAGGCACAACCATGCCTTGTTCGTGTGCTTCGTTGATAATTGCTTGTTCAGTAACTGCAACTGCACCCATTGTAGTTTGTAGCAACACAGTATTTGCATGTGCTAGTTCACTTGCCAATGCAATAAAACGGAGCTTCTTATCCATCTTGTCAAGCAGTGCAGTATCCTGTCTTGAATACTCAATGAATGTTTTGAAGTTATGATTGTATAGTTGATCTAGTGTGCCTTCATATGCAGTCTTCTTCTCGTCAAGTTCATATTCGCCAATCGCATCTAAACTATAACTGTGTCTCTCCTCATATGTGTACTTTCTGTACAGTTGCATGTAATCCATATGCACTCTGCCAATAGTATCAAATGTTACGTTTTCTGATCCAAAGCGTTCAAATGTACGTTTCTTAGGCAGTTGACTCCATAAACAAAAACGTCTAGTATCATCCTTGCTTAGTATTCTTGCAGTTCTGTTCACCAGATAGGGTATATCATAACCTTCACTGTTCCAACCACTGATGATATCTGCATCTTCAATCAAGTCCAAGAATGTTCCTAACAGTTCTTCTTCTCTTTCAAATAGCATTGTGTTAGGAAATTCATTGCATATTTCTTGTGCAGTCTCCCAGCTCATTGCTTTGGGAGGTATGACCAATGTGACCAACTGCTCCATCCACTGCAAGTATATACTGATAGCAGTTACAGGATTGAAAGGATCTGCTGGAGAACTATATCCTCTTACAGGATCAAAGTCAACCTCAATATCAAAAAACGCAGTTTGCAACTTAGGTGCATCAATGCCTTTATAGTTTTCTTCAAAGCATCTAAACACAGGATTAATATCTGATTCAAAAATGTCTTTGCCATTCTGAATACGCAGTTCCTTGCGAAACTCCTTGTTGTTACGTGTAGAAAATCTACTGACAGGTCTACCATAGATACTTTTATGCTTGCCTCTTGGGTCAGCATAGTAAAAACAGTATGAGGCAGGAAACTCTCGATACTCTCTCCTGCCATCTACACGTTCTACAACGTGTATTCGATCTTTCTCTCTGTCAAACAGTGCATCAACATAACTCATTATTTGTATAATCCATCTTTGCAGTAAGGTATTAATATTTCTCTAGTCCAAGCAAGATTACCATCAGGTGATGGGTGGAAATCATCATCCGATAACAACATGCGTTTTAGTGAAAAACTATATGGATCCTGTATTTCGTCCATAATTGAACTATATGTATCTTTGATTGTGTCTGGTAAAAATTTTACAATATCAAAATTGTTTGTCCTATTTGGAACAGATGGATCTAAAAAATCAACAAAGATTGACTTATAGCCACTGGCATCAAGATATCTTTTCAATTGTATTTTCCATATTGCATTTTCAACTGCTCTCGATTCAAAACTCTTATATTTGTGTATGTCTCTATAACCAAACCAATTTGTATTGCCATCCCCATTACGAGACGAGCCACCAGTTGTTCCATGGCACACATTATCTGTATAATTATACACATAACTAGCGTCGTTGTCAATAGCATCTGATGAGAATATTGCGTCTTCTCTATCATTTCCTGACCACATTACTACTACCATTGTTGTCTCTGGCGATAACTTCTTGGTCTCTAATCCCCATACCATGCTCTGCGAAATAAAATTGTTTCCTGCTCCGGGCATAGCACAAGAGAACACATGGTTGAATCCTGCAAGGTCTCGAAAATAATATGGCCAGGTAGTTGGAACTTCACCTACATCTGTAAAGGCAAAACTACAACCACCAATTACAAGATTATCATAACCAAGATCGATAATCTTATCAAATTGTTTACCAATTGTCCGTGTTTGCATAGATTGTATACGGAACATTCGATCCATATACTATAAGGTCCTTCCAGCAGTTGTAAGTATCTCATCTAATAGTTCTTGGTCTTCTTTTTCAGCAGTGTAACTTGCTTTATGAGCAATACGTATTGCTTTCTTAAGCACTGATGGTTTGATTTGTAGTTCTTCAGCAATTGCTTTTACAGTATCACTAAGTCCTTCGTTAAGTGCTTCTACTTCACTCATCACGCCCATACCTTCGTTGATAATTTGTGTGAGTTTTGCTTTTTGTTCTGGGTCAAATTGGGTTGTCATGTAAATACTCCTTTGTATAACATATTATATAACAGTTAAGTGTAGATGTCAACTTTATTTTTCTAAATTTAGTATTTGAAAGATTGTTTCCAAGCCTTGTTCGTCTTTAAGTAAAATGTTCTCATCAGCAAATAAAATCTGTTGTCCACTACTTAGGCTTTGTGCAAATAGGTCTTTGATTTTATCATTGGTTCCAGAGAATGCATGTATACTCGGTACAACAAGTCCACTAAGGTTATCCCTTTCAACAAAGTCTTGCAGTTTAGGCATCCAAGTGCAACCCCAGTATTCATTGCTCCACTCGACTACGTCTAGTTTTAATTGCCGAGCTTTTCCTAATAAAAATTCACGTATGATAAAGTGTGGTGTTTCACCGATATATGCACTGTTCTGATCTACAAATACTACCCACGGTCCACTTGCTAAATCACTAGGATCCAGTTTACTATAGTGTCCTTGTAAACGGTAAAAACTGCCAGCACGTCTTGGCCCTAAGTCATAACCTTTGAGTGCATAACGTGCATCAAAACTTACCCTTGTGATATCAGTTTCGTTGTTTATGTTTCCATGCACATGTCCTTGATTAAACAACCATGCTTGTCCAACATCGATCTCAACAGGAAAACATTTTTCTATGCTAAGACGTTGTATCTCATCTAATGGCAACTGCTCGTTGTGTATGCGATTCATTATTTCAATGCTGTCGTCCCAACTTACAACCTGCATGGTGTTTGTACCCCATGTTTTAGTAAGTGGTATCCATACTGTGCCCATGTGGTTGTTATAGCCTGTCCAATAGCCTGTGTGAAATGCAAGTAATCTTCCAAGTGCATCTTGGTTAGGTACTACGAAGCGTATACCACTTGTTGATTGTATTAGATAATCTTTGCCATCTACAAGGTCACTTACATAGTCTGCAAAGAAACTATCAAGTCTTGTGCTAAATTCTTTACTGTTTGTAAAAAGTTCAAGATGTTTTCTTAAATCAATAAACTCTGTGGTTTTAAAATACTTGTGAATTTGTGTAAGGTCAGTTAGCTCTGGCTTGAGTTCACGCACTGCTTCAAAAAAGTATTCTGTCCAGTTATGTTTGTTTTTGTCATAGTCGAGTACTTTATTATCCCAACGTTCATCAACTTTCCAGTTATAACTTTCTAGTACATTTTCAATTCTTGCCGGCATGTTTACTCCTTATACTCTACTTCTAAATTCTGTTCACCAATCAAATTAAACTTATCGCCACACATCACACCACAACGTTCTAGTTTGCTTCCGTTTGTCCAACTTTTTTGTATATTTGCAAACCATTCGCCTTCAACTATATTTTTAAGTTTTCCATGAAACACATTTGTATTTGGTAAACCGCCACTCTGTTGCATTAGTTTTTTAATTAATATTTGATCCGCAGTACCGTCGACTTCTGGGCCATATAGTCTGTCATGTAGCCAACCACACGGAAATACAAAGCCATCAGCACCAATGTAAATCTCTCTGATATTTAACGCATTACAACTTATACACGCATTTTTTGCGTATTCACTAATGCTACCAGTTGGAAGTTTGTCATAGTTACTGTTGCGGTACTTTGGATCGCTCGGTGGATATATAATATAGTCTACTAAATTTTTTTTGTTATAAACTGTTACTTTACTTTCGTACTCGTGTTTGCGATTTAGAAACCTACCAGTACGTTTTGCACTGAACTTTGCAAAGCCCATTTCCTTGCTTAATATTTCTGCTGCATCTACTTGATCTTGGTTGTGATCAAAAACGATATAATCCCAGTATGCAATACCACCGCCTGCAATAAAAGTACTAGCATTATCCATTACTTTATCCCATAGTACATTTCTACGATATATGTGATTTGTATCTTCTAATCCGTCAATACCAAATGCAATAAAATCTACATAAGGTGCTACTTCTACATATGTTTTATTCTTACCTATGCCGCCATTGGTATGAATACCAATCTTAACCTCTGGCAAAATAGATTTTATATGTTGCACTATCTGTGTGATGTAGTAGTTGCTGAACGGATCACCATACGTACCGCAAAAATACACTTGCTCTAAACTTGTAAACTGTTCAAGAGGGACTACGGTCTTAAACTCAGTAAGTGTCCAGTTCTTCAATGGAAGGGTAGTTAGTGTTTTGCCGCCAAAAAAGTTACGTGGACATTGTGGACATGCCGCATTACATAA